AACCATTGACGTTTCCTCAAAGGAAATCCTGTCGATTGTCCGCAATTTTGACGAAGACACAGCCGACCTGCCAGTCGCTAAAAAGAATTTCGTCAAATATACGTTCGTACCGGGCCTTGGCTTCTACGACATCGGCCTCCTGCACATTCTGGGCAACACCACCAACGCAATCACGGCTGCATGGCGCGAGTTGCTGGACGCAGGCATGTACTCCAACTTCCCCGGCTTCCTAATGGCTGACACCGGGGCACGTCAGAACACCAACATTTTCCGCGTTCCTCCCGGCGGTGGCGCGTTGATCAAGACTGGCGGCATGCCAATCTCACAAGCCGTCATGCCGCTGCCGTACCAGCCGCCTTCGCAGGCGCTGATGCAGCTTGTTGGGGACATGGCGCAGACCGGCATGCGTATCGGCGGCACATCTGAGCAGCAGGTCGGTGAAGGTCGCGCTGACGCTCCTGTGGGCACGACCCTTGCGATGATTGAGCAAGCCACCAAGGTCATGAATTCCGTTCACAAGCGCCTCCACGCTGCACAGGCCGAAGAGTTCCGGTTGCTGTGCGACTGCTTCCGCGAAAACCCTGAAAGCTTCTGGCAGCGCAACGCTAAGCCAACCATGTCATGGGATCAGGCAACCTTCATTCAGGCGCTGAATGACTTTGACCTGACGCCTCAGGCTGACCCCAACACGGCGTCGCAGGGCCAGCGTATCATGAAAATCACCGCCCTGAAGCAGCTTCAGCAGGCAAACCCATCGATGTACGATCCAATCGCCATCGACGTTGCTGCGTTGCAGGCTATCGGCTGGTCCAACCCATCGCAGTTCATGGCACCGCCAAATGCTCAGGCATCGCCGCCACCTGAATTGTTGCAGGCTCAGGCTAAGATGAAGACTGACGAAATGACCGCAAATGCGCGCATGATCGAAGCGCAGGCACGTCAGGCAGAAACGCAAGCCAAGATCCAGTCCGGTGCCTTTGCGCCAAAGCAGGACGCGCCAGAAATGGGTCAGGCAGCTATGACTGCTGCACAAGCTGATTTGATTAATGCCCAAACCAAGCAAAGCGAAGTTGGTGTCCGCCATCAAGAGCGTATGGTTGAAGATCAGAACCGCGATCTGGACCGCCAGAGCCGTGAGCGTGTTGCCATGTTGCAGCTTGCCCGCGACCTTGTGATGCATCCAGAGCAGGCTGAGGCTGTCGAGCCACTGGTTGGCCCGTCAGAGCGTAAATTCAACGAAGGCGAAGGCGAATGAAAGACCCAAAGGCTATCCGCAAAGCAATCATGACCGCACGAAATATTGCGGCCATGGTCGATCCAAACTTTGCGCGTGTGCCTTTGCCGCAGGTCGGTGAGCCTGATTACGAAGAAATGCGAAAACCGCTTCAGTTTTCCATGGGTGGAAGGCTTCCTGCCCGACGTTCCGACAATCCATTTGAGCAGTTCCAGTCGCACGATCCTTTTTCTTTTGATTTACCTGACCACACATACGCCGCTGGCGGTGTTATTGCGGGGCGTTCTCCTGATCTTCAGGAATATGCCCAGAACATTAGCACACCTGACTTTGATCAAGAGCATTACCACAACCTAATCGACCAGCATAAGCCCGTGACGCCCTATGAAAGTGTCCCAGCGCCCGCTACGGAAGAGGATATGCTGCGCGGTCTTACGACCAACAAGCACCACAAAATCAATGCCGTTGACGAATATCAGGAGGGCCACCCTGTTGGTCTACGCCTCGACATTCCGGCATACACCAAACATGGCGTCTGGGTGCCGACCATGCACGACCTGTTGCAGGGGGGTAGGGCTTTCTCCCATCAGGGAGCGGCGCACATCACCGACGCCACATTTGACATGCCTGAGTCGCAGGCTGTGGCCGTTGCTAAGGGCCGCGCCAAGTCGCCATTTGCGCACATTGATGGACGCCTGAAAAAGACATCTGTCGATGACATCCACGAAATGGCAAAAGATGCTTTGGACAGTCCTGAATGGGTTCAAGTTGGGATGGACCCGGAGCGTCACAGCTATTTCTATGACCGCTCCAACCACCGCAAGCCCATTCACATGGCAGAGGAGGTTCTTCAGGTGGGGCCTCTGGTTCTGGCCAAGAACCCTGTATTTGGCGACCCCAAAGACCATGCTTATGCCGCTGGCGGCGACGTTGAGGCATACCAAGATCCAGAAACGCAGCACATTTCTGACTGGAATTGGCGTCCGGTTGAAGACGTCCAAGAAAGCCTTGGCGGTTTGAAGGAAATTCCTTCGCACGTCGAAAAGTTTGGCGATTTCATGGACAATATCGCTCAGCGCGCCGGGAGCAGCGGCCTTACGCCACGCGACTTGATTAAGGCGTACACCATCACCCGGTCGAGCATCCAGCGTCAGGCCGCAGACGTTAATAAGCTGCGCGCATCTGGCCTTGATCTGCCGGAAGAAATGACTGGGAAGATTCGCCCCGAAGGCGCATTTGGCGAGTGGCTGCACACGCCAGCCGGTCAGGCGTATCTTGATGCCGCAGAAAAGGGCAACATCCATCAGGCAGCAATCGAAGACGCTATTAAGGTTATGGCCCCATTTGGCCGTCACCAGACAGACATTCCTGACGCTCTAACATGGGCTGCGCTTAACCTTCCGGGCAAGGAAAAGCAGGTGTCTGAACTTGTTCATGCCGGTCACCTGATGGCAAGCACCCCAGAAGAATGGCGGGCGTTCACGCAGCACATTCGCGGCGTCGGCCCCAGCAAGTCTGGTTTCCTTGCGTCGCTTATGGGTCGCGGCGACCAGCCGACACTGGATGCGCGCCAGATTATCTTGCACACCGGGCGTCCAACAAAGGAAGCCAGCAAGTACATCGCTAAAAAGGGCGGTGCAGGCGGTGTTGAAGCCGTTGATCGGCTTGCGGCGCGCCAGAGTGCCATGGACCTATCGCTTCCTGAGCATTTGAAGCCATATTACCAGCACCTCACTCACCATGCGGTGTGGGACAAGGCTGGAAATGACGAAACCACACACGAAGACGTTGTGCGCGCCATGCACCATGCTGCAAATGGTGGTGCGCAAGGCGATGGCGATGAGGATGGCATACTCAGCCATCCAGTTGCCAAGATATTCCAAACAATCGGCATGGCGGGGTTGAACGACTCAAGCGTCGATCCTGAAAAGTTTAAAGAATACCTGCAAAGGGCTCAACACGCTCTTGCGCGTAAGATTACAATCAAGGGCTCCGACGTTCTTGCATCCTATCCGGACGCCGGAAACGTCAAAATGAGCAAGTTTGGCAAGCCGCTTGAGGAAATGGAATCAACCATCATCAAGAAGGGCTTCATGCTTCCTAGCAAAGAGGCGGACCTTGAGGAAATGCAGCGTCGCGGTTCGCGAATATTCCCATTCCTAGGTGACTTGTCACCCGCTGACCAAGTTTTGCTTAAATCAGGTCAAACAGATCTGACCGACCCCAGTGAACAGCAGGGTGGCGCTGGATTTATGCGTTCAGAGTTTGCGCAGGGCCGCGATCCTGCGGCATACGGTAACCGCGTCGGCGCAGCTAAAACGCTTGCCAAAAAAATCGCATCGCAGACGCCAGAGGGTACGCCTGCAATTGGTACGCACGTCGCAATGGGCCTTGGAAGTGTTGATTCATCGCACCATGCCTATGAACCGATCCTCCGCATGATCCCGCATTCACCAATTCAACAAAAGCACATTGATGAATTTGATGACATGATGCGTGAGGCGCTGCCGCCATCTAAAAAGTATCCCATGGCGTGGCCGGGGATTATGAATACAGAAGAGGCTGAGCAGTTTTTTGCTGGAAGGCCCGGTACGCATGCATCATTCTTCGCCAAAAAGATTGATAGTTCAAAATGGCAAAAAGCTGGGTTTCCAGACATTGGCGAAGTCCGTTTTTCTGCGTCAACACCTGAACTCCTTGGTGCGCCGCGCCTATCAACGGGCAGCGCTTTTTCTCAAGTTGAGCCATCTGGTCGCATCGTAACCAATCCAGATCTTAAGCATAAAACTTATCCTGCCCTTATTCCTTCTAAAGATGAAGGGTATATGGGCGGGTCAAGCGTCCCAATCCCTGCAAAGCTTATGTTCAGTGATTTCTTTAAAACACTGAAAACAAAGGACAAAAGCGGAAAGGCAATTGATTACGACTCACCTGCTGGTCAGACTTTGTTCCAGCAGTCCCTGATGACCAAGGTTCCATACCAAGACGCCACACAAGAATGGCTGGATAACATCATGGAAGACCGCCGCCAGAAGCAGGAGCGGGGCTTTAAGAAGGGCGGAAAAGTCCGCAGCGCCTTGATGATTGCAAAGGGTTTGAAAAAAGGGTAATGCTCTTGCAGCCACAATTTTGTGGAACCTTTTATTCGCCGGTAATTCGGTAAGACAGGAGACTGTAATGTCAGAGATGTCCCGCAACGCTCGTCGCGCAATGCGCGCAAAAATTCATCGTTTAACCTCAGCAAAGTCGGGCAAGGTTGACGCTTCTGACTATGGTCCAGAACAGGTTTTGAACTCCGAAGCCAAGACCGGCATGCGCCCGATCTCACGCCGCGCTTACAAGAAGGGCGGAAAGGTTGTCGCTGTTTCCGGCGCTGACGCCAAGAAGCATGCAGGCAAGAAGCCGCGCTCAGGCAGCAAGCATCTTACCGTCGATGCTCTTGTCAATCGCAACTACAAAGACGCCAACGAAGCCCGTGAGGGTAAAAAACACGTCGGTGCCCTGAAAACGGGTGGTCGGGCTGTGAAAAAAGCCTATGGCGGACCAATGGAGGAGGGCATTTCCACGCGCCCCACAACTGACTCCGGTCGCCGTATGACCAACGAGGAACTCGGCATGGTACCCGGCGGTGGTCAAACAACCCCTGCGCCTAAGCCAAAGAAAGCCCCACCAGCGCCAGTCAAGCGCTCAGGTCCTTCGCCAAAGACTGTATCAGAAGCAACAGCTTACATGCGTAACGTGCGTAAATCTGGTGGTCGCGCTTGGGAAGGTTCTGCCAAGGATGAGGCGCAGGACAAGAAGCTTGCTAAAAAATACGGCATGTCGATGTCGGATTGGGAAAAGTCCAAGATGGACAAGAAGCACGACACGCAGCATTCGGCAAAGGGTCTGAATAAGGGCGGTCGCACCGGCAAAAGCCTTGGTGGCGTTCTGAAAGATGTTGGTAATTATGCTCTTAAAGGCGGCGCTATTGGCGCGGCTATAAGAAACCCAGAAATCCTTATGGGCGGTCTTGGTGCCTTGGCATACGACAAGCTTTTTAAGAAGAAAGATGGCGCTCCAGCAGCCGGTCCAGAAGTCGCAGGCAAAAAGCGCGGCGGTAGCCTTACATCTCTGGATGGCGAAATGCAGACGCAGGAAAAGGTTGGCGGTCGCATTGCAAAGCGCGATGGTGGCAGCCTTGCTGGCCTTGAAATGAACAGCGGTGGTCGCGCTAAGAAGAAAAAGAGCGGCACCAATATCAACATCGTGATCGCAACTGGTAAAGGCCAGCCGCAGATGGACCCCGATGCGCAGCAGGCACCGGCACCTCAGGGTGTGCCAGTGCAGATGCCGCCTCCCCCACAGCCACAAGCTGGTCCACCTATGCAAATGCCGCCTCCCCCAATGCCTGCGCCTCCAATGGGTGGTCCGGGCGCTGGCCCGCAGCCAATGCCGCGTAAGCGCGGTGGCCGCACCTATCGCTCGTACAAGGACATGGATGCAGGCGCTGGTAGCGGTCTGGGTCGTTTGGAAAAGACGGAGATCCAAAAACACAAGAAGTAATTGAGTTTGGGCGGCGTTGGTTGGAAGAGCGTCGCCCAATATTTTATTTTATAGGACCTATCGATGAATTTTAATAATCTATTTGAATTCGAGTTGCTGAAACTCGTTGAGGCGCGCATCGCCACCCTTTCAGAAAACATCACAAACGCACATGCAGTCGTTGATTATTCCGACTACAAATACCAAGTTGGTAGGATCGCAGGCCTTCGCGAGTTTGAAGACCTGCGTGAAGAGGTCAATAAAATTATTTCTGAACGATAACTATGGAGAAAAATTAGATGCCACATATGAATATGACCCATGAAGAAGACCCAAAGGAGGTAATCCTTCAGGCGCTGGGCGACATTGAAGAGTACAAGGTGTTCCACAACGAGGTGGTGGTCGCCGTTTATCTGCGCCCAGAAAAGACCAAGAGCGGCATTTACCTGCCGGATCAGCACCGTGACGAAGACCGTCACCAAAGCAAAGTCGGCCTTGTCGTTAAAATGGGTTCCGAAGCTTTTGACGATCCCAACGGCAATTGGTTCCGCGACATGGATGTAAAGCTGCATGATTGGGTTGTTTACCGTCCGTCAGACGGCTGGACGATCACCGTCAACAACGTGCTTTGCCGTGCGCTAAAGGACACAAACATCCGGGGCAGCGTCCCACATCCCGATATGATCTGGTAAGGAGGCGAAAATGAATATTGAAGATAACACAGAAGACCAATTTGAAATTGATTTGGGCGAAGATTTAAAGCCAGCCGAAGACATTATTGTCGAAAAGTCAGAGGAAAAAGCCGCTGAAGCTGATCCTGTAGACAACACCCTTGAAGCCTTAAGGGAACAGTTGGAGACTGAGCGCAAGGCGCGTCAGGAAGCCCAGCGCCGCGCAAGCGAAGCTGAATATTCGGCTTATGAGGCCAAAGGTGAGGTACAGGACACAAGCCTGCATCTGGTGTCGAATGCTATCGACACAGTCATCCAGAACAATAATATCCTCAAGGCGAATTACCGCGACGCCATGGCTATGGGTGATTTTGACACTGCGGCGGATATTCAGTCGGAGATGTCTTCCAACGCAGCCAAGCTTCTTCAGCTTGAGCAAGGCAAGCAGGCGCTGGAAAACCAGCCACGGCAGCCAGCCCCAACACCTTATGTGGCTGATCCTGTTGAGGCGTTGGCATCGCAGCTTTCGCCGCGTTCTGCTGATTGGGTGCGTCGGAATCCGGAATACGCAACCGATCCACGCCTGTATCAGAAGATGCTGGCAGCGCACAATCTGGCCATGGCAGATGATATTCCTGCGGATTCGGACGATTATTTTGCGGCAATTGAAGACACGCTGCGCATCCGCCGTCAGGATAACGGCGGTGATTATGACGCCATGGCCGACGCCGCA